CCTTCTTTAGTATCTACGATGTGCGTAATCTGATGGTAATATCCGATACGTTCAGGAGATACGTTATAACTATATACCTGCCCACTACTTTCATTGACTAAACGTAAATTCACCCCTGTATAATATCTCGGAATAAACTTAAAAGTCTGCGATGTATTTTGCTCTTTTAGGATAATCATATACTTATATAACTTATAGTTCGTGTTTTTGTTTTAAATAAAAAAAGGGATACATCTCTGCATCCCCCTTTAATCGTTGATTAGATATTAATCAGCCGTAATTAAATTACCATCTACCAAAGTAACCATACCTGATTCTGTAGTAGCATTAATGTAATTAGCAAATGTTTTTTCACGAGCAACAAGAGTAACTTCGTATCCTGTCATATCGCCCATTGCAGCACCACTATTTGCATTGATTGTAGTTACATCACATCCAAATTCTAAGCCCATCATAAAGAAACTTCCTGATGTTGTGCGAACAATTACTTTAGGATTACCCCAAGCAAGTAACTTAAATTGTTTGTGGTAAATAGAACTCATTACAGGTAGATTCAAAACAAGTGTTTGCTCTACGAATGTAGTACCATTTTCACGGGATGAATTCATCACTTGATTGAAAGTAGATGTACCTTTCAAATCATACTTATAAAGATTTGTAGTTCCGTCAGCATTAACAATAGATGTTATAACATCTTCAGCATCTCCACTTCCAAGTGTTACAACACCTAAAGTATCTTCATTAATAAAATAGATAGCATCTAAACCACCTACTGCATCTGTACAAGGTAGAACTCTACCCCAAGAAATATCACAAGCCATATTATATATTTTTAAAGTTTATAAAAAAAGGGTGGCAGATATTCCACCACCCTTGATAATTAATAGGTTAATATTAGTTAGCAGAATTCGTGATTCCGTAAGTAACCATATCTTCAGCCCATCCGTAAGTTGCTCCTGCAGCAAACTTCATAATCACTCTTACATTGTTTGAGCCATCCAAATCACTCATATCCAGGACTTTAACTTCTGACAAATCAGAAAGCAAAGAACATCCAAAATAAAGGTTTTCTACAGTTGTAGCGATTGCTGTATTAGCAGCCATTCCGTTAGCCATAAATACAGGAATACCATCAAAAGATAATGCTCCATTAGCGTACCACATTGTACCTTCAGCATTCATACCATTAGCACCAAGACCTGAAGAACCAAATCCACCTAATGCTCTTACATAAGCCTTAGCAATATTTTGAGAAACGTATAATCTCAAACCTTCTTTTCCATACAAACGTGACGGCACGGCATCGACCAACAACCCGAGCTGAGCTAATACATTCGAGGATGTTACAGTTGTACCCGCAACTTCTTGTGCAGAAGGCAAAGCAGCATCTAAAGCGATAGCAGTAGAAATTCCGTTGAACTCACCTGCTGTTGCGTTAGCACCTACCCAAATTGTAGATTCCATTGATGCAGCAACTTTCTCAGCAGCATAAGCAATCAAGTAATCAGCAAATGATGTAGGCAATTGGTCGAATGAAGAATATCCCATCTCCATTGATTGCCAAGTTGAATGAAACGTCTTTTTACACAAAGTTAAGTTAACTTGGAAATCTTCTGTTTGTAAGATTCTTTCAGTCAATGTAACTGTTCCTGATGCATCGAAATCACAAGTTGCATCTTTAACGATTGAATCAGTTGCAAACTTTTGGATAACGTGTTTGTATTTAACGTTAGGAATTACAGTAACTCCCCCGTTTTCGATTGTTGGTGCAGACAATAATGCTGCTGCGATGTACTTACCTGCAAATTCACCAGCGTAAGTAGTAGTAATTGATAATGCCATTTTTTACTTTTTTAAATTAATTGTTTACTATTTTATTTAATACAGAATCCATTATATTTCTAGGTCTGTTTTTTCCGTACTGCATTAACTGTACAGGTTTTTTATTTTCAGGATTGAAAGCGATAGGATCAGCAGCAGGTTCGTTACTTTCAACTACTACTTCTTCTTTTACCTCACTCAACTTTACAAGTTGCTCTTTCAACTCTAAGTTTTCTTTTTTCAATGCTTCAATTTCCGAGAAAAAACTTTCTTTAGAAATTGTCTCAATGATTTTTTTAGCAGTAGGTTCTGATACTTCCTCAGATGCTTCTACTTCTACTTCCATTTCAGGTTCAGGCTGTTCAGTTTGAGCGTCTTTGATTTCTTTAATTACTCCTTCTTGCTCGATAACTAATACACGACCATCTTCTAAAATGTGTTCACCAACAGGTGCAGGAACTATACCCTCTTCTGTAACTATTCCAACTGAATAACCTGCCTCAAAACTTTCTGCTTCGATAACAGTCACTCCATCTTGTAGTTTCATCTGAGCAAGTTTTACTTCCATCCCGAGTAGTGTCTTCACTTCGTTTAAGATTTTTGTTGTCTTGTTCATACTATTACTATTTACTTATTTAACTTACTTACAATTCTCTTGTTTCATTTTCGTTTACTATTTCGTCAGGTTCGCCCGTTACAAGGCTTCCTAATCCTTGACCTTTAGATTCTTCTAAGTAGTCTTTTAATTGTGGTTCTAACACTTCGCCGAACCCTTCTAATTTTACTTTTTTAGCCATTATATTTGATTTAATAATTCCTTTATTTGTTCTAAAAGTTCTTCGTCTTTTGATAGTCCTAACTTTTCAAGTCCACTAAACATTGCTTCAATAGAGTAACCTTTATAAGTACCGTCTTTTACTTGTTGCCATACTTTGTCATTATCAATCTTACTCATCACTACCCACTCTCCACCTTTAGGATTAAGGTTGTATAAGTTTGATTTATCGTTACTCGGATCTTCTACTATCCAACTTTCAATTACACTTACTCCATCCGTGTTTTTCTCGTGTTCTAAAGTGAAGTTTTGTAGATTAAGTTGCTTCATATATAGCTCCTGTGCTTCACGAATTGTATCAGCAGAGAAATAAATATTAAACTCTTTGCCTTTCAAAACACGATAGATTCGTTTGTCAGGAACCAATGCAAAACCTACTACTATTCTTCTTTCAGAATCGATAACTTTTAGTTCTACTTTTTCAGAAGATAATGCAATAAAATCTTCTTCGATTGCAGGATTTTCTACCAGTGAAATAGCGAAAACACCATCTTTCGCATCTTCTATTGTTAATTCTACTTCTTGTAACATACTTATATAACTTAATTATAATACACTTGTTTTAATTGCTTTTTGTTCGAGCATTTGAGCAGTTGTTATATCACTTGCAACAACATAGGCTTTAAGTGGTTGTGCAGACAATCCTTGTAGTAATTGCGAAGTTTGATTTCCTCCTACTACGTTGAATTGTGGTGTCATTGATTGTGAAGCACCCCCCATAGGTGCATTTGATGAATCTATGTTATTATTTCCACCTTGAAATTGTGCTTGTGATATTTTTGCAATATTAACTGCTGCAAAAGCACCTGCTAAACCTGCTTGTATTGCTGGATAAGCAGGGAATAATGCAGTAATTGGAGATTTTTGTGCAGTTGTATAGGCGTTTATAGTTCCTTCAATACCTGAAATAGTCGCACTTGCTAACTTGGCAGCCTTGTCTATTTGAAATGCTTTCTTTGCTTCTTTCTCATTACGTTGACCAAATAGGCTTGTAATATCAGAAATTAAAGCAAGTGAATCTTTTGCTAATTGAAACTTTGCATTTGTTACATCTTTTTGTAATTGTTTTTCTTTTTCTGCTCTTTGTGCATTTTCAGAAAAGAATTTATCTTCTAATGCTGAAACTTCTTTATAATAATTATCATCAACTTCTAATTGTCTATCTTTTGCATCTTTATATTCTGATATTGATTTAGTTTGCATAAACCCAATATCATCAACCATTTTTTGTGAATCTTCACGTTGTTTCTTTAATCTTTCTAATTCTTTTTTTGCTAATTCTTCTTGTGCTTTTCTTATTTCTTCTTGATGCTTTATATATGCATCTTTTAACTCTTTTTGATGTGTAGCAATAAGTATTTTTTCCTCTTGTCTTAGTTTCTGTAATTCTTCTTGATTACCTTTTGCTAATTCTTTTTTACGTTTATAGTTTTCTAATTCTAATTTATAAGTTTCTTTGCCTTTTGCCTTTTCAACTGCTATTTCATCATCTTTTTGTTTTATTAATGCCTCTAATCGTTTTTTATTAGCATCTTCTTGTTGTGCTTGTCTTTCATCTAAAGCACCTTTTTGATAATTTCCTACTACATCTATTCCGTGTTTTATTTCATTTAAAGCACCTTTAAAATCACCTTGTAATAATTTACCTATTGCCTTAAATGGAGATAAAATAAAGTTTGTAATAGCACTACCTACACCAAAAGCAACTTCTTTAATTTTATTAAATATTGTTCCTATATTCTCAAATGCAGGAAAAGATGCCTTAACTGATTTAGTAATATCATCCCAATAAGCATAAATAGTACCTAATGCAACAACTAATAATCCTATTCCTGTGCTACCTATTGCAGTTTTAATAGAATTAAATGCATTTACACCTACTGTTTTTACATTTTTTAACGCATCTGCTAATCCTCCTAATTGTTCTAATCCTTGACTTAATGCTAAAGCAGATTGAACTTTTAAAAGTTGTTGTTGTAGATTTTCACTTTCTACACCTGCTAAACCTAAAGCACCTTGAAAAGCAGTGAATCCACCTGCTGCTGCTCCTACTGCTTGACCTATTGCTGCAAATTTTGCTTCAGGATTAAATGCAGCAGTTAAATTTTTAGCATCTTGAATTCTGTCACGTAATTCTGCTGCTCTTTTTGCTGCGTTAGCTGCTTCAGCACTCGTTGCACCGAATTTATCAGCCATTGCTGCTACTTCAGCCTGTGCTTGTCTTAATTGACTTCTTAAACTACCTAAATTAGTTTCTACATTTAACTCTATTGTTTTATTTTCTGCCATTTTTTAGGTTTTTAAGTTGTCTTTTGCCTTGTTTAATTGCTTGATTAAAAGTTGCAGGAATATGATACTTTCCCTTTGCTATTTCGATGTTCTCCGTCTTTCCGTAGAATTCATCTAACTGTAATAAATCTAAAATGTTTCTTATCATCCTGCTACATTTGGGTATTCTTCTGGGTCATTCTGCCAATTAAGTGTGTCTATAAATCTGAAGTCATTTAGTAACTTAAATTGTACATCTCCACTTGTTAGGTCTGCTTGGTAATCGTTTATGATATATCTCTTATCTCTAATTACAAGCCTATCGTTAAGTTTTAATCTTGTAAGTATTGATAGTGGTAGATTCGTCTTAATAGTAGTTACCCTGTTTTTCTTGTTGTATAAGTTTAGTAAGTATGATTGATAATAAAGTGAGTAACTATTATTATCCATATACTTATCTAATAATGTAGATAAATCGTTTCTAAAGTTTAAACTGATGTCTTGACTTCCATATCTTACATCTTGCCCAAATGGTTGATAAGAAGTTAAATTAAATGTCGCTGAACCATCCGTAATGTTTAAATCTACATCAGTATCTTGCCAAGTGTATTTGTATAATAAAATAGGCTTAGGAACATAATCATTATAATCTTGATTCAAACAATATCCTACCTGTACATTACTTGCTGAAAAGCGTTGAGATAGTAAATTTTCAAAAGGTAGTTCAATGTTATATTCTGAGCCATCGAAT